GATACCCATCTTGTCTCGACGAAAGCATGCGCCGTTAGCGGCCATTGCCAAGTTAGGTTCAGGAGATAGACACGCGCCTTTGTTGGCAAGCACATAGTCCGGAGAAATACCAGGAACGTGCATATGTGACACCAATGTTTCAGGACTCATGTTATATTGAATGATGAGGTTCGGATAGAGTGAGTTAAGGTCGAATGACAATACCCAATCATACATACCAGGGACTGGGTCCTTGACGTAGCCACCGGGATAATCTGCTTTGAAAGCGTTCTCAGGTTGAGGCACCGCGATATGCTTCTGAGCCAATCGCCGAAAGATGATCGAATCCCAGATAGCTGTAGTGCCAAGCGTTTCTTGATAGTTGACTCCACCGAGGTAAGCCATGTTGAAGACGAGGTTGATCAGGCCGAGTTTTGCCTCGAAGCGATCGACCAATTCTACGTCCTTGATGTTGTAATCGACATACGTCTGGAAATCGTTCTCGTAGAGTTTGATCAACGAACCATGTTCGCCGTAATCGAGCTTACGTTCACCCAGGACGATCTGTGCGATGTGATCAAGTTTGTAAGATTCTTGTGCGCCATAAGTGTATCCGAACTTCTTAAAGAGCTCTAGGTAATCGAGCTGCTGAACGCCCGAGATATCGAAGAACATTGTCTCGCGACCTTTGATCACCACACTCTTTTGTTCCACCGAACCCCAGGGTGATAAGCGTTTTGCCATATCGGTACCTAACACTCGTGAGATACGATTCACGATGTAAGGGACATCGAAGCCACGAATATTCCAGCCGGTGATGACATCCGGAGTATTCGGAAGATCGCTCCACCAAGTGATGAAGTCGGTGAGCATCTCGACCTCGGAACTGAAGCGTCGATATTCCTTGCGAACTCCACCGCGAGTGGTGTCGTATGCCTTCATTCCCCAGATTCGATAGATGTCGTCCTTACTCGACTTGAGAGCGATCGTCAAGATCGATTGTTCGGCTTTGTCAGGTTCAGGAAATCCAGAGGAATCATAGTGAGTCTCGATATCGATCGAGCAGATATCGATCAGACGCTTATCGAACTTGATATCACCAGGAAATTCTGCCTGAATGAAAGCCGGGATATGGCGATCATTACCATAGATCTTGAACGAGTCGACATCCTCGTAAGTCTTCATGAATTGGCGGCAATCAGACATGGAGTCAAAGCGCATCGACTCGACTGCAGTCCCATCCAGAGCTTTCCATTTCGTATTCTTTTCCTTAGATTCAAGATACATCACAGGACGGAACTTGAACTTGTCATAGACCTTTCGGCCGTCGTCATCGTATCCTCGATAGAGGAGGTAATTCATTTTGCGATCGATACACGTATAGAAGCCTTTTAGCATGAGGAGATTGTACCAAAAAGGGCGGCATTTGTACATGACAAACTACCGCCCTTAAGATTATTTTTATCCTTTATTGTGCTTTGATCGTGATCTTTTTAGGCAATTTCTCCTCAGGGATCACTTGCTCTAGGACGATCGTCAGGATGCCGTTTGCCAAGGTGGATTCAACTACCTCTACGTATTCTGCGAGTACGAACTGGCGCTTGAACTTACGAGAGCTGATTCCTTTATGGGAATAGTCCCTTTCGTCCTTACCTTCTTTTTGACCCGAAATGGTTAGGGTGTTTTCTACGACTTCGATATCAAGATCTTCCTCGCTAAATCCCGCAACCGCGATTTCCACCGCATGTTGGTTGTCTCCTGCCTTAAAAATGTTATAAGGCGGATAAGTGGTATTTTTGTTGTCTTGAAATATGGATTCTAGTTCGCCGAAGGCTTTTTCGAATCCGATACCGATGTTTGGACGCCATGCTGTATGGCCTATTGTGTATGCTGTTGTCATTTTTTTACTCCTTTTTAAGCGAGTTTATGTTTCGATTTCAACGAGACCCAATGAAGGCATCTCATTGTCTGTGACCCGAATTGATCACGAGATTATTTATATGACTTACGTTGATTTCGTAGCAGTATATTCAGAGAAAGTCAATAGGTTTCTGGATGATATGATCTCGAAATAGGTCTTTGCATCCGGGTGATTGATCTTGTTATATTCGAATTCGATCTTGCTCTCGATCGGACGATAATGAAGTGTCCGAGTCTTAGGAACGATGAGCAGCTGCCCAGTAGTGGCCATCTCTGCTTTCTCTGTATCACCCTTACGAACTGGATTCATGAAAGTATCTTTATTTGGTTGATCGGCCAAAGCTTTTAACAAATCACCAGGTTCCTTGACACCGTCTAGGTTACTAAGAACAATCTTCAATCTTTCTACCGAACTTTCACGTGCTTTCTTTTGTTCGGCGTTCATTCCTCCTTTTTGATAACCAAGCTCAGGAAGATCAATTCCATGGTTTGTACGAGCGCACTGCTTGTCCTTTTTATCGATCTCCTTTAAGTTAAAGAAATATTCACGGGGATTTTCCTTCGTAGAGTTTGACTTCTTAACAGTAAATCCGCCTTCGATTAGGAAGCATACGTTCTCGTCGAATACAAATGTCGCTCCGGCTAACTCGCTATCAGTAAGGTGTTTGATCACCTTCTTGATATCTTTGAACTTTAATGCCTCGCGAATCGAGCGACCGTCTGGAGAGAAGTAACCTTCTCGGTCTCGAGCAGTGCCCTTGACCATCTTCGCTCCTTCTTTCTCATCGGATTTGACGCTAAAGGCAGCCGAAAGGATACCGATGCCATGCTCATTTATTCCTTCGGTCCAGCGACTGAGTTTATCATCGATGTATAAACGTTGAGTATCGTAGCGATTTGATTGTGTAATCCCAATTGTAGTGGGATAATTACGATCTCGGTTTTTCGCTCCGACCCATCCATACTCTTTTAGATACACTACAGCTACTGTACACATATATGGCTATTTATATCAGAGAGCTTCTTATCGATTGCCCTTAACCTTTCCGATCTGATACTTAGGGAGTAACGTCCAATCTTTCTTGTCTTTATGAGAGATGATCTTGATAGCCTTCAGCGAGCAGGTGGGTTCGGCCTTGGAAAAGTCAACGATACTCAGCAATCCCCAATCCGAAAGCAAGATAGTGATCGTATTTCTACGGGCTAAGTCATCTTTAGTGAAAGTAGATGGTTTACTGTCCAGTAAAAACAGCTCTTTGAAGTGAACGATGAAGTACCGACCTGCCTTATGCAAGATATGACAACTTTGATATAGCGTGTTGATTTCCTTTTTTGAGGAGACACCGATGCGTGACAAAGTTTCCTTAACTTTCAGGAAGTCGTCGGGTTCGTTAAGGGTGATCTCGAGCATCGAAGCCGGAGTCCAATCAATAATATCATTTTCTGTGTTCATACTATATGCTTTCTTATTTATTAACTCCACCCTTATTACGAATTGCCTTGATCGCCTCAATGCTTTCCTTACCGAGTAATGGCAATACTTCTCTGGCTCGAGTCGAGGAATAATCGTAATGTTCCATGATCAGTTTGACATCGGCGCTATCGTCTTCTTTCTTTGCCCATTTGCTAAAGCGTTTACGCGGACGAACCAATCCCCTATAGAAGTCATACTGCATCTTTGTAGGCAATGAATGATGGCGATTCATCTCGTTCGCCAAGAGGATCGTGTCATTGAAATAAGACAATCCGCGATTGATCATGAACGCGACATATTGCTTATCGATCGAGGTAGAGTTCAATGCTCCGCTTGAGTCATCGGCGCTACACGCTTCCATGAGGTTGACTGCCTTCGAGCCTTCATTGATATTCGTCAAGAAATCAAAGAAAGATAATGGTTTGATATCGCTCATAATATTATTTCCATTCGACGTTACCCATGAGCTCGGTCAGACAAGCCACAAGATTGAGTTCTTTGTCGGCGACGAAGGCAGACTTATAAGAATAATCTGCCAAGATCAACACCGCGCCCGGAATAGAACCAGGATTCGCGATGTCATAGAGCGAGTCATATATCTTACGAAACATCACCGTTCCATCCAGCGCGGTGTTATTTGCGACCCAGGAACGCATGCTCTTGAAGTCTTTCGCCTTGAGGTAAGATACGACCTGAGCGATATTCTGATCGCTCATACCGAGCAATGCTACGGGATTGATTTGACCGCCAGAGCTGTGACGCTGACACTCATTCACAACGCGTCTCCAGTCAGGAGCATACTGAATAATGAGGTCAGCGATCACGCTTTCTTTATACTCTACACCTTCGTTCTTTAGGATAAACTGAAGACGCTTCATAAAATCACCGGCAAGTGAAGCGAGTTGCTTCTTAGTAGTGTTGAACTCGATTACGGCACATCGAGAATGAAGCGGCTCGATGATGCGATTCTTGAAGTTGCAAGTCAAGATGAACCGACAATTGTTACTGAATTCCTCGATAAAGCCACGAAGCGCAGGTTGAGTCGACTGGGCATTTAGATAGTCGGCCTCGTCGAGGATGACTACGCGATACCCGCCGGTCAATGATACACTCGAGGCGAACTGCTTGATCTTATTACGAAGCACGTCGATACCCGATTCCTCGGATCCGTTGATCAACATGTAATCAAGATCGAGCATATTGCACAATGCCCGAGCGACGGTGGTCTTGCCGAGACCGGCCGAACCAGTCAAGAGCATATTATGCATTTGACCGGTCTTAACGATCTCATTGAAGACTTTCTTCAATTCGGACGGAAGGACGCAATCATCGATGGTTTGTGGGCGATACTTTTCGCACCATAAGAATTCAGTGTTATTGTTCATCATATAGAGTGTGTTGGCTAGAGAGGTATCTTACTTCGTTGTGAGCTGATTGTAAATGTTTTTTACATCGGCGACTTCAGTTTCATATTCGGACATTGCTTGCTTATGATACAGCTTCGAGACC